GATTTTAGTCGTCTAAATTCTGGTGCTGCACCCCTTCTTTGGAACCATGATCCAGATCGCCACATAGGAATAGTCGAGCGAGCATACATTGACAAAGACACTAAACGTGCTTATGCAAAAGTTCGCTTTTCACGCAATAAATTTGCTTCTGAAGTCTTAGAAGACGTTAAAGATGGAATTTTGCGTGGTATTTCCTTTGGTTATCAGATTAAGAATATGGAGGAAGAGGACGGAGTTTTCACTGCTAATGACTGGGCTGTGCATGAAGTATCGGTAACACCTATACCTGCTGACCCTACAGTTGGTATTGGTAGGTCATTAATTTCTTCTGAGGAGAAAAACGTGACTGAACCCTTACAACCTAATACTATTAGTATTGATAACAATTCTCCTGAAGAGGAGATACGTTCTGCGGCAACAACCGCATCACCCTCGGTTCCATCTATGGAAGAAAAATCACAAGAAACTGTGGTGGATACGGCAACTGCCGTAGAAGCTCCAGAGCCTGTCCTCGAAAAAGTAGAGAGATCTGCTGAAGTAGATACGGCTGCTGAAGTAAAACGTGCGCTTGAAGAAGAGCAAGTTCGTACTTCATCTATTTACGCTGTTTGCCGTCAACACGGCGCAGACGACCTCACCCAAGGTTTCATTAAAGACGGTAAGTCTGTTAGTGAAGTCAACGGTGAAATTCTCGATCTTATAAAGAAAAGATCTGAGGCAAGCAACACTCCTATACGGTCAACTGACATGTCATCAAACGAAGTAGGTCTTGAGGCCAAAGAGGTCAAAAAGTTCTCCTTTATTAGAGCGTTACACGCACTCTCTAATCCTGCCGACAGACAAGCTCAAGAAGCTGCTTCCTTTGAGCGTGAAGTTTCTGAAGAAGCTTCTAAGCGTTATGGCAAGCCAGCAAACGGCTTCCTTGTTCCTAATGAAGTCCTAAAAAGAGACTTAACAGTAGGTACAGCAACAGCAGGTGGTAACTTAGTTGCTACTGATTTACTTGCTGGATCATTCATCGACATTCTTCGTAACAGAATGGCGATCATGCAGGCAGGTACAACTGTACTTTCTGGATTGACTGGAAATATCAGTATTCCTCGCCAAACTTCAGCTTCGACTGCTTACTGGGTTGGAGAAGGATCTGCACCTACAGAAAGCCAACAGGCTTTTGATCAGGTGAACATGACTCCTAAAACTTTAGGTGGTTATGTTGACTTCTCAAGAAGAACTCTTCTTCAAGCTTCAATCGACGTTGAGCAGTTTGTAAGAGGTGACTTAGCTAAGGTTCTTGCTATTGAGCTAGATAGAGCTGGTATTTACGGATCAGGTTCTTCTAACCAGCCAACAGGTTTAGTTAATACAACTGGTATCGGCACTCAGACCATAACTACTTATGGAACTTTTGCTGAGTACATCGGTATGGAGACAGACGTAGCTTCTGCAAACGCTGATGCTGGTTCACTTAAGTACATCCTTAATGCTGCTGCAAGAGGCGCATTGAAGTCTACTGAGAAGGCATCAAACACAGCACAGTTTGTTTGGGAAGGCAACGAGATCAACGGTTATCCTGCTCTTGTTTCTAACCAGCTTGCTAACAACGATGTTCTCTTCGGAGACTTCTCTCAGCTTGTAATGGGTACATGGTCTGGTGTTGACTTGACTGTTGATCCTTACGCTGGTGCAACAAGTGGAAACGTCAGAGTAATCGCATTACAAGATGTAGATTTTGCGGTCAAGCAACCTGGCGCATTTTGTTACGGAACATAAGAACATGAAGGTTAAAATCCTCCGTGATGTAATGGTAGCTGGAGTCCGACAGGACTCTGGCTCTTCCATTGACCTTGACGATCATGTTGCTCAACTATTAATAGGCCAAAGACAGGCTGAAGAATATGTTGAGCCTGCTCCGAAGAAAGCTGTTAAGAAACCTGTAACAGCAAAGCCTAAAGAGACTCCTGCTCCAAAGGCTGATACTCCTCCTCCTCCTCCTGCATCCGCAGCGAAATAAAATGGCTATTATTCAGCAAAATTTAGAGAAGCTGAGTGTTTTCGCTGGTGTACCTACTCCAGCAGCAAACGTAACTGCTACTCAAACATCAAGTGCGATAGATCTCCTTACATACGATGGAGATGTTGTCCTAATCTTAGATTCTTCTGCTAGTGGCGGTTCTAGTCCTACATTGGACGTTAAGATCCAAGACTGTGCTACTTCTGGTGGTAGCTATACAGATGTTTCTGGTGCTGCTTTTACGCAAGTAACTACTTCTGCTTCATTGCAGACACTCGCTCTTAACAAAGACGAGTGCAAGCGTTACATCAAGATTGTTCAAACTCTTGGTGGTTCTTCTCAGACCTATCGTTACAGCATCAACTTAGTTGGTCTTAAAAAGTACGGTTAAGTTCCTTAGCCCCTTAATTGGGGCTTTTTTTTTATGGCTTTTACTGAAGATTTAGACGTATTCTTTTCGGATTTTAATGACACTGTTGTTTACGATAGTGCCACTTATAAAGGTATTTTGGAGCAGCCTGACGAGATAGTTGCAGATGGTGTCGTGATGACCACCGACTATATGTTGACTGCTAAGACGACTGATTTAGGGGCTTTAATTTTTGATGCTGCTTTAACAGTTAATAGTGTTGCTTATAAGGTTCGTAATACGAGAAAAATAGATGATGGAAGTCTTTGTGTTCTTTCTTTAATGAAGGTATAAATCATGGCAAGCAAAAGAGAACAGATTTTAGCAGCGTTAAAAACAACTCTTGCTGGAACAACTGGAGTATCAACTCGTATCTACAGGTCAAGAGCAGAACCTACGACTAGAGGTGAATCACCAGCTTTAGTTTTGGAATGGAGCAATGATCAGCCTTCAATTAGAGGTACAACAGGTCATATCGATTGGACTTTAAGGTTTAGAGTTGTTGTTATCTCTAGGGGTACAGTTCCAGATAATTTGGCAGATGCAACAGTTGTAAGTTTACATTCCAAGTTATTAGCAGATCCTACAGTTGGCGGTTTAGCAATAGATGTGCGTCCAGCCACTACAACATTCGAGTTAATAGAGGCAGATCAGCCAGCAGGATTAATAATGTGCGAATTTGAAGTTGATTACAGAACTACTTATGGAAGTCTTTCTTGACCCCTAACAACCCATATTGTTTATGATGATAATTGAAATTCTTGGGAGAGGGCGGGAAATCATTCCTTGTTCCTGCTCCAATTCCAACAAAGGTAATTACGAATGGCCTTACTAACACGCAAACGAGTCATTGCGGTTCTAAAGGAAAGCACTGCTGGAACTTACAACGCTCCACAAGCTGCTAACTGTCTTTTAGTTCGTGACCTAAACATCACTCCACAACAGAGTGATGTAGTAAGTCGTGACCTTGTTAGACCTTACTTTGGAGCCAGCGAACAGCTACAGGCAAACACTAGAGTTGAATGTACTTTCTCTGTTGAAATGGCAGGGATCGGACAGAACACTGGTGGTAATGAAGATGCTGATAACGCTCCTAATTTTGGTGAGTGTCTTGAAGCTTGTGGATTCACTACGGAGACAACAGACGATGCAAAACGTCTTTACACTCCTAACTCTCTTGACTCCACAACAGTCAGTATTCTCTACAACATAGATGGTGTCCAGCACACTGTAAAAGGAGCAAAAGGAACATTTTCAGTCACAGCTTCTGTGGGTGAAATTCCTACTTTTGACTTTACTTTTACTGGAGTTTACATAGCTCCTGCTGACGCAACTGCATTAACTCCTTCTTATCAGAAGCAAGCATCTCCATTGCTCTTCAATAACACCAATACTGGTACATTCAAGATCTTTGGTGAGACAGGACTCCAGATGAGTAACTTCTCATTGGATGTTGGTAATGAAGTTATCTACCGTGAATTAGTTGGTGGTAGTCCTGAAGTGATGATCACAAACAGAAATGTTAGTGGATCAGTAACTGTTGAGGCTGTGAATTTGGCTAGTGGTGGTAGTCAGCAATGGAACCCATTTGCTGCTGCACTTGCTGATGGAACATTAGGTGAGATTAGTTTCGTTCATGGAACTACTGCACTTAATAAGGTCACAATCCAGTCAGGTCTTGTAACCAGTCAGACAACGAAGAATCGTGTTGATTTAGGTTCTATCGGTTACTCCGAAGAAGACGGAATTGCGATGTGGGATTGCCCTTACACAATGATTCCTTCTACAAGTGGTAACGATGAACTTTCAATCATCTTTGAATAGTTAAATCTTCACTTTGTAGTGTTGGGGGGTTTATACCCCCCTTTTTTTGGGCTATTGTAATAAGGCATATCTTTATTCTTTATGGCATTTATCCGTAGAAAGTCAAAAGCTTATCCTTGGCCTGTTGAAATCAAACGTCCTTCTGAAACAAATGCAGGAGAATTTGAGACAGATACGTTTACTGTCAAATTCAAAAGATTAGCTAAAAAAGAATTAGAGGCTTTTGGAAAAGCAGACGAAGATAAAGCATTGGAAAAGATTATTGTGGGTTGGAGTGACATCACGGAAGAAGATGGAACTGAGATCCCCTTCACCAAAACTAATTTAAAAGACTTTTCAGAAGATGTTGATTTTGTAGCTGGTGTTGTCGAAGCATTCCAGAAATTTTATTCCACAGGTAAGGAGGGAAACTAAAAGAGGCCGCTATTTACTGGGCTTCTGGCGGCAAAGAAGAAATAGACATGACTCAAGAAGACGCAAAAGCGTTTGGTATTGAGATTCCTAAAAGCCCAGAAAAGAAAGATGAATTTGAGGTTTGGGATTGCAATTGGGAGACTGTTATGGTCTTTTTAAAGATGCAAACTCAGTGGACTGTCTCAATGGCGGGGTATGTTGGATTAAAATATGAAGTATTATTAGTAGCTGGAGGTCTATTTGACCTCTACAATATAGAAGACCGCCTTGATGTATTAGAAGGACTTCAAACTATGGAAGTAGCGGCATTAAAAGAGTTTAGTAAGAAGGAGTCTAAATAATGGCTAAAGATGCTGTCCAGGAGCTGATTGTTCGTATAAAAAATGAAGGATTAGGTAATCTTGAGTTTTTAAAGAAGGAATTAAAACAGGTTAGTTCGCAGTCAAAAATATCTGAGAAAAGTATTGAAGGGTTACAGAAAGAGATAAGTAAGTTTGGTGCAGCAACTAAAAGTAGTGTAGAAGGAATAAAAGGACAAGTTAGTGCGTTTCAAAAACTAAGGGCGCAGTCTGATTTTCAAGGAAGAGCATATAAAAGTTTAACGAAAGATATTGTTTCCCTAAATCGAGAATTAAAAACTCGTCTTGGAATTGAAAAAGAATTAGATGCAGGAGGACGAGGTAGAAGAGGTGGGAGTCTTAGTCCTGGTGGTGGTGGTGATAGAGGATTAGTCTCTTCAAAACTTGACAAGAATTGGGGAACTGGAGGCACTGAACAGTTTGCTAGTCGGATGGCATCTTTACAAGCTTTGCTTGTAACAAGGACGTTTGACAATATTACTGATCAACAACGGAAGTTTTTAACTGAATTTAGAAGGTCAGAAGCTGGTACTTACAGCATGAGGGACTTAAAGGGAAGTTCCGATGCTTTTAAGAAAATAATAACTGATTCTAATAATCGTTTCCTACAGATGGAGGCGACGCTAGGGAAAGGAAAAGGCAAACATCTTTTTGATCAAAGTCAACTTTTAAATCAAGGAAAATTAAATCAAGTACAAAAAGAGGCATTAAATGTTCAAGATGATTTAAATATTACGTCTACAAGATATTTAGATGTCTTAACCAAAATCAATGCTGAGACAGGGGTACAAACTCGTATATTAGGCAGTCAAGATGCAAAGGCTTCCAACAGAACAGCCATAGCAAGAGCAAATATCATAACAAGTACAGATGCTGTTGCTCAACAGCAGGCAAGGGCTAGATCATATTTATATTCATCAGAAAGAGCTTTATATGGTTCTCAAATAGGCCCGACGGGAACGGCAGATAGTACCCATTTCGGTTATAGAGGAATGGGGCCAGCGACAAGGGAATTTCAAGCTAAAAACCCTACGGCGCAATGGTTTCAAAAGGTAATGGGGATAGTCCCTGAATGGAGAAGCCCCACTCTTAAAGCAGCTTTAGCAGAACAAGATGATCAAAAAAGGCCGTATGTAAGAGGTTTTAGAAAAGATAGAACTGATCCTTCTGCTCAGTTCCCTTCGTTTAATGCATGGAGTGCTGGCCCTACTGGAGGCTTACCTAAAGGACAAGCTTATAGCAAGTTAGTTAGAGGGCAGATGGGAGAAAAAATACTTCAGACAATCAAAGATCCTATGGGATTAGGGGCCGATCCAAAGTATCCAAGGACTGAATTTGGATTGGGGGAAGAGTTAAAAAACTTGCAAGGAATGCTTCCTAATCTCGAAAATGGGACAAAACCTTGGCTTGCAGTAGTTGAAAAAATAGAACAAAAGCAAAAAGAAATAAATAAGTTAATAAAAGAAGGAACAAACGCTATAGAAGCAAGAAGAAAGAAAATTGCTGAAAAAGTAAATCCAAATGTTAATCAGAAATTATTACCTCCTGCAAGAGGTCTTGGAGATAAGAATCGATATAACATAATGAGTGCAGCAGGTGTCTTTGACACTGGGTTCACTGCTGATAAGTATGGCCCTCAATTAGAGACGCAGGATCAATTAACTACTCGGTTACAGAAAACCATCAAAGTTAGAACGAATAGTATAAAAACTATTTCAGAACATAGAAGTAGGTTAGAGGAAATCAGAAGGACTTTAGATCCTACAAGTGCGAAGTTTAAATCTGTCGCCAAGTCGATAGAACAAGCAGATAAGTCATTAGGGAAGTTGAACAAGACAAGTAAAGGTTTTGGAAAGCAAGGACTCTTAGGATTTGGACAATCAGTTTTAGGTGGTGCTTATTTTGGAGGCCCGTTTGGTGCTTTAGGTGCTGGGATTGGTCAGATGTTTGGAGGACAGCAAGGTGCAGCGACTGGTGGACTGGTTGGAGCGCAGGTTGGTCGCCCAGTCACCGAATTCATTGGTGGCTCTACTGACTATGCGGCTGGTATTTCTAAAGCAGAGTTAACTTTAGAACAAATCACTGGAGATGCTGGCTCTTATGGAGTCGCTATGGAAGCTGTTAAGAAAGCCGTAGAAGAGTTTAACGTGCCGCAAGAAGTAGCGATAAAAGGAATGACAAGATTAAGTGCTGCTGTATTAGGTTCGGGGGGGAATATTAATAACGCAGCAGAAGCATTTTTAAATACAACTGCTGCAATTAAGGGTACGGCTGGTAGTGCAGATGATGTGAAGTCGGCGATAACAGCGATGGTTCAAATCTATTCAAAAGGAAAAGTGAGTGCTGAAGAGCTTTCTGGGCAGCTCGGCGAGAGATTTCCAGGAGCTGTAACGAAGTTTGCGAAAGCAAATGATATATCGACTCAATCTTTGCAAAAGAATTTAAAAGATGGAACAGTTGGCTTAGACATGTTGAGTAAGTTTGTCGAAAGTTTAGGAAGTGAATATATTCCGTTAGCCAAAAAGATTGCTGCTTCTAATGAAGAGGCAGGTGCAAGATCAAGAGTAGCGATGAATAAGTTAAGAATTGCGGTAGGAGAAGAATTGATTCCTATTGGTAAGGAGTTTCAAGAAATGAGTGCGGAATTATTAATTGATTTGATTCCTTCTTTAACAAAACTTGCAGAGATTGGAAGTTCAACTTTCTCAGTTTTAGCAGAGACAATAAAATTTCTTGTTAATAATTTTGATATTTTGGCTCCTGCTATTACAACAGCTACTGTTGCGCTTGTCGCTTATAACATTCAGCAGCAAGTGGCAAATAAAACAGGAATAATTTTGATGGCTCGAAATGGGATAGCGGCAATGATAAAACTTACAAGAGCAATTAAATCTGCGGCAAGCGCACAAGCAGTCTTTAATGCTATTACTTCAGCAAATCCTTATGTCGCTGCTGCTACTGCTATAGCTGCGATTGCTTCTTCTATATGGGCTGTTAAATCAGCTAATGATGCATTAAAAGATGAGCCAACATTATTGGGTGATATAACTGGAATGACGTTAAAAGAAACTAAGAAAGTTCTTGAAGAAGTAAAAGCAGGCTATAAGGCTTATCAAGATGTAGTTAATAATCCAGAGAGTACAGAAGCTGCTAGAAAGAGTGCAAGTAAATTATTAGATGTTTATAAAGAACAAATTACAGCATTAGAAACACAAATCACAAAGTTAGGAGGAGTAGTTGTATTTGATCCTTTAACCAAAGGAGCCGAGAGTGCTGGTAATAAAATTTATAAGGGTTTATCTGGTGGTATAGAGAAATTTACAGATTCAGTAAAAAATATGGGAGAAGAAGTTGCAAATGTCACAGCATCATGGTTTGACAGGATGGCTAGTTCTTTGGCTGACTTTGTAATGACTGGAAAATTGAAATTTAAAGAGTTTGCTCGTTCTGTTATTGCTGATATAGCGAAGATGATTGCGAAACAAATGATATTTAATATGATTGCTGGTTTAAGTAGTGGTGCTAATTTCTTAGGTGGTTTGTTTGGTGGTAAAAAAGCTGTTGATACTACTTTTGGTACTGGTATTCCAAGTAATCCTAGTAGTGTTTTTGGTTCTACAAATGCTTTGGGTAATGTTTACGGCAAAAACGGTATTGTTCCTTTCTATAAGGGAGGCATAGTTAATAGTCCTACACTCTTCCCGTTTGCTAAGGGAGTTGGCCTGATGGGTGAAGCTGGGCCTGAAGCTATCGTCCCGCTAAAACGTGGTAGAGATGGAAAACTTGGAATAGCTGGCGGCGGCGGTGCTACTACTGTGAATGTGTCAGTCGATGCGAAAGGTACTAAGGTCGAAGGCGATGGCAAGCAAATGGCTCAATTAGGCAGGATGCTTGGTTCTGCTATTGAGGCAGAATTAGTAAAACAAAAACGACCAGGAGGACTTTTAGCTTAATTTCTTATGGCTACTTTTGATGACGCTACATTGAATTGCGTGACGGCTGCTAGTTATGCAGCAAGCGTGAATGAATCTCCTGATCTTCGTATCACCCAATTCGGAGATGGCTTTCAACAAAGAAATACGATGGGCATGAATACAAGGAGAAAGAATTGGAATCTTTCTTTCAATAATCGAACTGATGCTGATCGAGATAAAATTGTTGGTTTTTTACAAGCAAGAAATGGTAAAGAAAGTTTTGATTGGATTGATCCCACAACAACCAATTACAAGAAATATGTTTGTGAAAGTTGGAATGTAGAGATGACATCTTTTAATAACAACAATATTTCGATGGAATTTAAGCAGGTATTTGAGGCGAGCTGATGCCAGTACCAGTTAGTCAGCTACAAAGTGTTAATCCAACTGCAATTATTGAGTTGTTTGAGTTGGAATTAGATACAACTTTGCATGGCAATGCAAGGACGGCTGGTTGGAATACTTGGGCTGCTAATTCAGATATTAGATTTGGAAAAGAAGTTAGAAGTACTACAACTCATGCAAGTGGCCTTGTCTTTAGAGTGACAATCCCTGGTACAACTGGTGGATCTGAACCTTCATGGCCTGCTTCAGTGGGAGGGACAGTAACAAGTGGAACTGTAACTTTTAAAGCTGTTCACCCTACTTATTATTTTCATAATGGTGCTTCTAGTAATACGACAATGGATAATTACAATGATATAAAATTTGGCGGTCAGGTTTATCAACAGTTACCGATTAAAGCAGAAGGTTTTGAATATAAGGGGAAAGGATCATTACCAAGACCAACAATGGTTGTTAGCAATTTATTTAATACGATTACTGCAATTTTAAATGAGGTAAATGTTCAAACGACAGGTAATGATTTAGCAGGTGCAAAACTTACACGGATCAGAACTCTTGAACGATTTCTTGATGCTGAGAGTTTTGGTACTGATTCTTTTATTGAAGAAGAAGAAAGTGTAAATGGGTCTGATTATTTCACGATGGAAAACGATGATACTTTCCAAAGAGAAGAACTTGGAAACCCTTATCAGACCCCAGATTCCACTCAAAGATTTCCTGATGAGGTTTATTTTGTTGATCGAAAAGTAAATGAGAACAAAGAAGTTGTTGAATTTGAATTATGTAGTGCGCTTGATTTAGCTGGTGTTCGTCTTCCTAAAAGACAATGTTTACCTGTTGATTTCCCAGGAATAGGAACATTTAGAACATGACATGGAAAAATGATGCGCTCTTAGCAGCAAAGGAATCTGATCCAAATGAAGCTTGTGGTTTATTAGTTGTACTAAAGGGAAAAGAATATTATTGGGCTTGTAAGAATATTGCTGAAAGTCGCTACGATCAATTCATTCTTGATCCGAAAGATTATGCAGCAGCAGAAGACGCTGGGGAAATATTGGCGATAGTACATTCTCATCCTTCAACACCACCAACTCCTAGCCAAGCAGATATGACTTCATGCGAGGCAAGTGAATTACCTTGGTATATTGTTAATCCAAAAACAGAACAGTGGCATTACTTTGAACCATCTGGATATAAAGCACCACTTGAAGGTAGAACTTGGGTGTGGGGTGTTACTGATTGTTGGACGTTAGTAAGAGATTTTCATTTAGAAAAAGGTACAGAATTAAGAGACTGGGAAAGACCTATTAATCCAGAAGATTTCAGATTAAACCCAATGTTTGACGATTGTTGGAAAGAAACAGGTTTTAGAGAACTTGCTCCAGAGGAAGAGTTACAGCAAGGTGATTGTTTATTGATGAGTATTCGAGGTAAGGGATTAAATCATATTGCTGTGTTCTTAGAGGGGAATGATATTTTGCATCATTTACAAGGAAGATTATCGAGTCGTGACCAATTGGACGAATGGCTATTAAAGTGTATTGGTAGGAGGATAACTTTGCGTCATGCTTAGAAAGGTTAAGTTGTATGGAAAACTTGCAAAGTTTGTCGGCAAAAGAGTTTTAGAGGCAGATGTTCATAATGCTGCTGAAGCTGTTAAGTTTCTAGTTGCTAATTGGCCTGCTTTAGAGCAACACATGGCTAAACAGTATTACAAGGTAGAAGTTGGAAGTTCGGCATTAGCTTTAGATGAGATTACTTATCCTATTGGTTCAGAAGATATAAGTATTACTCCTGTCATCGCTGGAGCTGGAAATGTAGGAAGAATTATTTTAGGTGCTGCCTTAATAGGTGTCGCAATAATGGCTCCTGGTGCTGGCTTCGCTTTCGGAGCAAAAGGTGCTGGGTTTATAGGGACTGGAGCATTAGCAGGAACAGCAGGTGGACTCGGTGCGCTTGCAGGAAATATAGGAATATTATTAGTACTTTCTGGAGTAGCTGGACTTTTAACTCCTGTACCGAAAACTCCAAAATCAGAAGAAGATCCGCAAAATTCGTTTAGCTTTAGTGGGATTCAGCAAACAAGTAGAGCAGGAACAGCAGTTCCTGTTTGTTATGGAGAGATTCTGACAGGATCTGTTGTTATCTCTGCTGAAATTGACGTATCGGAGCAAGCAACATGACAAAGATTATTGGTTCTGGCGGTGGTGGCGGTGGAAAAGGTGGTGGCGGTGGTGGTCGCACACCGACTACTGATAAGGATTCTCTTGATAGTAAAAGTTATGCAAACGTATTAGATCTTATTTCTGAAGGTGAAATAGAAGGTTTAAAAGATGGATTGAAATCTGTTTATTTAAACAACACTCCTATTCAGAATAGTGATAATAGTTATAACTTTGACAATGTTTCTTATGCGTTTAGAGAAGGTACATCTAGTCAAACAAAAATAAATGGTTTTAGTAATGCTGCTACGACGGTTTCTGTTAATCGACAGGTTGTAAAAGATGATCCAAATGTAGGAGAGACTGAAACTGTTACGACTTCAGATTCAGTAGATGTTATTCGAGTAATTATAAAAATTCCTCAACTTCAAGAAATAGAAGACGACGGTGATATTAAAGGAACTTCGGTTCAAATAAAGATTCAAATGTCAGTTGATGGTGGTGGTTTTACTGACAAGGTTACAGACACAATTTCAGGTCGAACAGGTGATTTATACAAGAGGGATTATGAAATCACATTGCCTGCCACTTTTAGCACAGATGTCAAAATCAGAGTTATTCGTTTAACGGCTAATGCTGGATCAGAAGGTACTCCTGACAGCACCAGATTAAGTAATCAGACATGGTGGGATTCCTACGTCAGGATTACTTATACAAATAATACTTATCCAAACTCTGCGTTAGCTGGTCTTCGTATAGATGCAGAACAGTTTTCTTCTATACCTCAAAGATCTTATTTAATTCGTGGTACGAAGATAAGAATCCCTAGTAATGCAACTGTTGATAGTGATACTGGAGCATTAATTTACTCAGGCACTTGGAATGGTACGTTCCAAGCTGCTACTTGGTGTGCTGATCCTTCTTGGTGCTTATGGGATCTATTGACATCTCAAAGATATGGTCTTGGGGATCATATCCTTACGGCTTCAGAAAAAGCTAGTTTTAATGGAAATGCAGAACGGCTAAGTAAATTTGATTTTTATGCTGCTTCTCAATATTGCTCTGCTAATAACACTAGACCTACTAATCCAAATAATGATTACGGGGCAAATGGTAAGCATGGAATAGCTGATGGTTTTGGTGGATTTGAACCACGTTTCTCTTGCAATGTTTATATCCAAGGAAGAGCAGAAGCCTTTGATTTAATTAATTCAATGTCTGCCATTTTTATGGCGATGCCTTATTGGTCTGTGGGCAGCCTTGCATTGACACAAGATAAGCCAGCTTCAAGTAGTTATCTCTTTACTCTGGCGAACATTACATCTGAGGGATTTAATTATTCGGGTAGTAGTCAAAGGTCAAGAGCAACAGCAGTTGTTGTTAAATATTTTGATAAAACTCTTCGGACGTTTGCTTACGAAGAGGTAGAAGATGATGCAAGTTTATTTAATGGGATAGCGAAGTATGGCGTTATCACTAAAAACATTGAAGCTTTTGCTTGCACAAGTCGTGGTCAAGCGAATCGTGTCGCTAAGTGGCTTATTTACAGCGAGGCGCAGGAAACTGAGGTGGTGAGTTTTACTTGTAGTTTGGAAGCAGGAGTGTTAGTTCGTCCAGGTCAAGTTATTGATGTAGCAGATCCATTAAAAGCTGGTTTAAGAAGAGGTGGTCGAATTGCAGCAGCAACAAACAGTCAAATAACAGTTGATGGTGAGGCAGGAGTTGACACGGATTTACCTCAAGGTACAACTGCTTCATTGGGATACACAAGAACAATTCATGTATTGCTTTCAGATGGAACTGTTGAATCAAGAACTGTCAGTAGTATTGCTGGAAATGTTATTGTTCCAGATACTGTTTTTAGCAGCGCACCCAATGTTAATAGCGTTTGGGTTTTAGAAACAACAGGTGGAACATCTGCTCAGAACTTGCAAACAACTCAGTGGAGAGTTGTAGCTGTTGAAGAAGTTGATGAATTGGAATATAAGGTTTCAGCACTTGCTTATAACTCTTCTAAATATGCAAATGTTGAATCAGGTATTTCACTTACTCAAAGAGATTTCAGTAATTTAAATGAAATCCCTTCTGCTCCACCAGCTCCTTTAATTATTACTGAACAGCTTTATAAACAAGCAGATCAAGTTAAGGCAAAAATAATTTTTTCATGGCAATCAGTTTTAGGGGTCAGTAAATATGAGGTTAGATGGAGGAAAGATGGAGGAAATTGGAATACCTATATCAAGATAGGAACGAGCGATGATATTAATGACATAACTCCTGGGTCATTTGAGTTCAAGATCTTCAGTCTTAATGCAACAGGTGTCGCATCTACCAGTCCATTAACAGGAAGTACAACTGCTTCAGGTAAAACTCGTAAACCTAGTAATATCACTAATTTTTCTTACTTCTTAGATCCGATTTTAGGCTTTGTTTTGCAATGGGATAAGTTAGTTGCTACTTATCCACATTTCGATGATTTAGATGTTGTTGGATATGAAATTCGCACCACTAATGCTAATTGGGGGTTATCAAATAATGATTATTACAACCCTGCAACTCCTGTCGCTGGAGAGAATCTAATAGCAAGAGTTACAGCGAATAGTTATAACCTTGGTTTTATTACTACTGGATCTGTAGGTTATTGGGTTAAAGCTTATGACAGTCAGGAGCAATACAGTGCGACTGCTGTTTCTCTTTCCATTTCAATATCAGTTCCTGTAGCTCCAGATGCTTCTATTACTTTTGAAGGAGATAATGTTGTTATCACTTGGGAAAAGGTTTCAACAACAGGAAGATATGCTATTTCTCATTATGAAATTTCAAAAAGTTCTACCTTTGCAACTATTCTTGAGAAGTTAGATACGACTGTTTATAAGAGAAGAGTTGATTTTAGTGGTAGTGCAACATTTTATGTTCGATCTGTTGATACAGCAGGAAATGTTAGTGCAGGAGATGTCCTTACGATTAGTAATGATGAAGCGGATGAGTATGGATTGGCTGTTAATTACAACAGTGGAACTTCTGCTGAATTGACATGGACAAATAGAGATGGAAGTACGCCGACTGTTGCTTATGAACTAGCTCATAGTGCCACTACTGTTGCTGATTTTGCTTCTGCTACAGGTAATCAACAAGTAAAAGGAACAACATTTTCTTATGTTGTTGATTGGAATACAAATAAGAGATTTTGGATTCGTGCTGTAGATGCTCAAGGTAATACAGGAGCAGAAGAGTATGAAGATATTAATTTCACGTTACCAAGCGTTGTCCCTAGTTTTACTACAGCTTTTAAAGGAGTAGGAGGTAATGCTCTTCTAAAAAGTGAATTAGAACTTACATGGGGATCTGCAACGAGAGGAAGTTTAAATATTGATGAATATGAGGTAAGAAAAGGTGCTACTTTTGCTAGTGCTACTGTTATCGCAACGATTAAAGGTTTATCTACAACAACACAAGTTGATTGGAATGGGACTCAAAAATTCTGGGTTGTAGCAAAAGATATAAAGGGAAATTATGGAACTGAACTTTCACAAGAGGCAACTGTTACTCCTCCTGCAAAAGTTGGTTCTTTTGCACAAGAAGTTATTGATAATAATGTTTTACTTAATTGGTCAGAAGCAAATTCAATTCTTCCGATTCTTTATTACAACATTAAAAAAGGATCTAGTTATGCCAGTGGAAGCACTATTGGAACAAAACAGGGATTATTTACGACTGTATTTGAAACTGTTTCTGGGACGTTTACTTATTGGATTGCAGCAATCGATTCTGCAAATAATGTAGGAGAAGCTGAACAGGTTAGTGCAACTGTTAATCAACCTCCAGATTATGTTTTAAGAAAGAATGTTGATAGTACTTTTGCAAGTCAAGCTTCTATTCCTACAACAGTAACCAGTTCAAATACCTTTACCGATCAAGGTAATTTATTTGTCAATGTAGATACGACAAGAACGTACCAAGATCATTTTATTGGTACAGGGTCAGCAGGATCTCCTCAATTTCCAAATTGGAACTCTTATGGTGCAACTGCTCTTTATGGCCTTCCTTCTGCGACTTCTGGTTTCTATCAAGAGATTCTTGATTATGGAACGACTTTGGCAGGTACAAAAATAGTTCAGACTTTAACTGGTATGCACGAAGCAGGATCAACTTCTATCACTCCACAAATTTCCACTAGTACAGATAATTCAAGTTATACAGACTATGCAGGTTCAGCAACAACAGATGCAAGTAATACTCATAGTGCATTTGGAACAAATTTTAGATATGTCAAGTTCCGTTATGACTTCGCAAGCGCAGGAAATGATGATTTATTGAAAATAAGTGCTTTTAACATGAGACTAGAAACAAAACAAAAAACAGATTCAGGTAATGGAACAGCCAGTGCAAGTGATAGTGGTGGAACAACAGTCAATTTCAGTACTCCAGCAGAAGGAGGAACTTATTTTGTAGATGTGACTTCAATTACAGTGACTCCAAAAGGAACTTCATCTCCTGTAATTGCAATTTATGATTTCACTGATACTCCCAACCCAACATCGTTTAAAGTGTTGTTATACAACACTTCTGGCACTAGAGTTAGTGGGGATTTCAGTTGGACGGCAAGAGGTAACTAATGGCTAACTGGAGCAATCCTCAACTCACCAGTACATATACAAATTTCTTAGCAGAAGTAAAAGCTAGGGATGAAGATCTTGCGAAGCAATTTTCTAGTGGGACAATTAGTAATCAGCCAACAGGTGCAGTTAAGTGGGATAGCAGTGCAAATAGATGGAAAAAATGGGATGGTAGTGCATGGGGAGAACTCGCAAGTACTTATGCACTAACAGCCTTAACAACAACTGGTACTGCTGGATTTGGTGGAAATATAACAATCACTGGAACGGTAGATGCTTCTAGTACTGTTTCGGGTGCAGCGTTTATTCCTGATGGAAATACCGTTCCTGCCAATGGTGTTTATCTACCTGCATCTAACAGGATTGGATTCTCAACAGGTAGTACGCATAGAGCTGCTTTAGATTCAACTGGACTAAAACTCGGAACAGGTTCAGCGTCTTGCAAGTTAGAAGTTGATGGTGCGATTAAAGCATCAGGTGGTGTAACTCATGGATCTCATGGATATAGTTTTAACTCGCAGGATACGGATGCAGGAATGTATTCTCCAGCAAATGATTCTCTTACTTTTAAGACTAACGATACAAGAAGAGTAAGTATTGTTGGTGCTAATACTGGAATCAATGTAGATAATCCTGACTCCCATTTACATGTAGAAGGTGGTGGTGCTGGTGAAACAAACTTTCGTGTTAAAAACAATGATGGATCTCTAAGAATCAGCGTTGATGCTGATGAGGCTAGATACCAAGCAGATCAACATAGATTTTTAAATCAAGCAGATAATTCAACTTGGGCAACATTAAATAGTACTGGTTTAGGAATTAATAAAACTCCTGCTAAGAAATTAGATGTTAGTGGTGATGCTGAAATCTCAGGCACATTAACGGTTGGATCTCTTGCAGGCACATCCACCAAAGCAACAGATCTTGATATTAATGCTTCTAATAAAGTGTTATATCAAGTAAGTAATGGAGATACTGGAACATTACCTCAAGGTACTTCTGGTCAATTTTTAAAATCAAATGGTGCTTCTACCCCTAGTTGGGCATCTATTGATGGAGAAGTCCCGATTGGTGGGATTATTATTTGGTCAGGGGCTTCTAATGCTATTCCGACTCGTTGGAGTTTATGTAGTGGTCAGACTGTTAATAGTAATGTCACTCCAGATTTAAGAAACCGATTTGTAGTAGGTGCTGGAAGCACTTATAGCGTTGGAGCTACTGGTGGTTATACAGATGCGATAAATGTAAGCCACACACACACAACTAATTCAACTGGATCTCATGGTCACTCTGCATCAACCAATAATCCTGGCGATCATTACCATCTACAAGCTCACATGGCAGGGAATGGCCCTTATGGAGTCGTAAGTCAAACATTCCAGTATCACGTACCAGCTAACGATAACGGGCCACAGCCAAGATCAAAAACTTCTAGCGCAGGAGGACATACTCATACAGTTTCAGTTAGCAGTGGTGGTTCTCACAGTCACTCTGTTAATAGCAGTGGTTCTTCTGGCTCAGGACGTAACTTGCCTCCTTACTATGCTCTCTGCTACATAATGAGGACAAGCTAAGATTCAGGGATATTTTCGCTTGTAGAAATAAAAGTCGTAATAACATATTTATTTCCATTCTCAGGAGGTAGCTCTCTATGTGGAAATGTCCAACAGGCAGGGAATAAAAGCAATTCTCCTGCTTTGGGTTTTAATTTCAATCCAAAAGCAAATTCTATTTCGCCTCCTTCTTTCACATCATTCAGCCACCAAATATAAGAGATAGCTCTTGACCAGCCAGCATCTCCATATCTATTTGAATACCAATGAGAAGAAGTATCAGGAGAATATTTTTGAACTTTATAGCCACTGTCTTGTATGTTCATTGACCAATATACTTTGTCATTGAATTTGACATGATCACTATATTTTTCAAGTGATTCGGTTGTTGATTTATAAAGTATTTCATCAATTGATTCCCATTCCTTTAAAGGGCTAATGGCTAAATCCATTGAATTATTATTGTCTTGTTCAAATTTCCCTATAATTTCAGAACAGGTTTTTAATTCTAAGGCATCAGGAATTACTAAAATCAGATCTTCAAAGGTTTTCATAGCTAATAAATAAAGATAGGAAAAAAAGAAGATTCAAGAAAATCTTCCGTTCTTCTGGGTGGGATAGGTATTATTAGACTATCCTAAAGAAGATCCAAGAGGGAAGGAAGTGGCAAACAGGAAAATTACAGAATTGACTGCGCTGACCACTCCAGCTCAAGACGATGTTATACCTATAGTCGATGTTAGCGAAACTAGCAATACAACCAAGAACAAGAAAATAACTGCTGGAGATTTTATTCAAGGGACTCCTTCTATTATCCAGCAGTTCGCAGATGGTACAGCATCAGCACCAAGTATTAAATTTACAAGTGCATTAACAACAGGTCTATATCGTAGTGCAGCAAATGAATTATCTATAGCAACGAATGGTGGTCAGGCAATCAAGGTCGAGGCAAATAATAAGACCACAATTTATGGAGATCTCGTAGTTACTGGTGGAACTACAACGATTTCCTCTACTCAGATTGATGTAACAGATAAGAACTTGCAGCTTGCTACAGGCAATAGTTCTGATTCTGGAGCAGATGGAGGTGGTCTAACTCTTAAAGGTGCAAGCGATAAAACTTGGAATTGGGTTGATAGTACAGATGCTTGGACAGCTAATCAGCATATTGATGTCACGACTGGGAAGGTTTATAAGATTGCTGGCACTGAAGTTTTAAATGCAACAACATTAGGAGCTGCTGTTGTTAATAGTTCTCTTACTTCTGTCGGCACACTTGGATCGTTAACAGTTACGAATGCTGTTACCGCAGGGAGTTTAGACATTTCTGGTGGAGCTGATATAGATGGGACTTTAGAAGCTGATGCTTATACCGTTAATGGCACAGCATTGAATGAGTACATCGCTGACACAGTTGGAGCGATGGTTTCTAGTAACACAGAAACTAATATTACTGTTACTTATCAGGACGCAGATAACACTCTTGATTTTGTCATTGGCACGTTAAACCAAGACACAACTGGAAATGCTGCTACTGCAACTGCTCTTGAAACTGCAAGGACTATAGGAGGTGTCTCATTCAACGGTACTGCGAACATCAATCTTCCTGGTGTCAATCAAACGGGAAATCAGAACACTACAGGCAGTGCGGCAACATTAACCACAGCGAGAACGATAGGTGGTGTTTCTTT